TGTGTCATTACATAAGATAATATAAACCGAGGAGAAAAACATGGCATTTCAGCTATCACCAGGTGTTCTCGTAACAGAGAGGGACTTAACCAGTGTTGTTCCAGCAGTCGCTACTACAGTAGGCGCGATTGTTATAGACGCACAATGGGGTCCTGTTAACGAGATCACAACAATTAGTTCAGAGAACAAATTAGTTGATACCTTCTTAAAACCTGATTCAACAAATTATGAATCATGGTTAACAGCAGCTAGCTTTTTGGCTTATGGTAGTAATCTTAAAGTAGTTAGAAGTATAGACGATACAACAGCATTGAACGCAGGTTCAACAGCAGGCGTCTTAATTACTAACGAAGAAGACTACGACAATAACCATTCTAGTGGCGAAGGTTCTAATGGTATATGGGCAGCAAAACATCCAGGAGTCATAGGCAATTCGCTTAAGGTTTCATTTGCAGACTCAAGTAACTACGATACTAACTCAGTAGCATCCGCTACAGTTAGTGCAGGAGGATCTAGTTATACTAGCTCTCCAACAGTTGCTTTTGCAGCACCAGGTTCGGGAATTACAGCAACAGGTACAGCTACAGTTAGTGGCGGTGCAGTTACTGCAATTACTATAACGAACCCTGGTAACGGATATTCCAGCGCACCAGCTATTACATTCAGTGGAGGAGGCGGATCTGGAGCAACAGCTACAGCCGTACTCGCAACTGATTGGACTTACAAAGCAAACTTTTCCCGTGCACCTTTAACATCTACGAATGTAGCATTAGTGGCAGGCTCAAATGATGAGTTCCACATAATTGTTATAGACGAAGATGGATTATTTTCAGGTGTAGCAGGTACAGTTTTAGAAAAATTCGAAGCAGTATCCAAAGCTTCCGATGCGAAAAGTCTACAAGGCGGATCAAATTACTATAAAGACGTGATTAATAATCAGTCTGATTTAATTCGTTTCACAGACCAACCAGCAGGGGACAGCACTTGGGGCACAGCTTCAGCAGGAACAGCATACACATCAGTCTTTACAGCAGCAGAGTCTACTGTAAGCCTGACAGGTGGCGTTTCCGACGCACCAGACAGTGGAGATATTCAAACATCTTACGCATTATTTGGAGACGCAGAAACTACTGACGTCAACCTAGTAATGACAGCAGGCTGGTCAAACGTGGATAAAAAGTGGGTACAAGATAACGTAGGCAAAGTCAGAAAAGACTGTATTGTTTTCGTATCACCACAATCTACATCAGTAGTAAACAATTCCGGTTCAGAAGTTACACAAATAAAAAGTGATAAGGCAGCAATGTCAGCCACATCTTATAGTGTAATGGATGGCAACTGGAAATATCAATACGACAGATACAACGACGTATATAGATGGGTTCCATTAAATGGAGATATAGCAGGTCTATGTGTAAACACAGACAACGTTAGAGATCCTTGGTACTCACCAGCAGGCTTCAACAGAGGTCAACTCAGAAACGCAGTAAAATTGGCATTCAATCCAACTAAGGCGAATAGAGATGACTTATACCAAGACGGTGTAAACCCTGTTATAAATAGTCCAGGAAACGGTATCGTATTATTTGGGGACAAGACATTACTTGCAGCACCTAGTTCGTTTAATAGAATTAACGTTCGAAGATTGTTTATTGTTTTAGAAAAAGCAGTAGCAACAGCAGCTAAGTATCAATTGTTTGAATTTAACGACGCATTTACAAGAGCACAATTTACAAGTTTGCTTACACCTTTCTTAAGAGACGTCCAAGGACGTAGAGGAATATATGACTTTAAAGTTATATGTAACCAAAGTAATAATACAGGCGAAGTAGTTGATAGAAACGAATTTGTAGCAGACATATTTATTAAGCCTGCCAAAACTATTAACTTCATACAGCTTAACTTTATTGCCACAAGAACTGGTGTTGCATTCGAAGAAATTGGCGGGTAACGTATAAATAGTACAAAAGGAGAATATCAATGGATATTACAGAATTTAAAGGTAAATTAGGAGCAGGAGGCGCTAGGCCTAATCAGTTTTTAGTGACCCTAAACTTTCCATCATCATCCCCCGCCGAGACGAACTATAGCATATTGGTAACAGGAGCAGCCTTACCGGCTTCAACTGTTAACCCTGCTATCATACAGTATCGCGGAAGGGAGGTCAAATTAGCTGGCGAAAGGATCTTTGATCCCTGGACCATCACTATTGCTAACGACACTGAACAGAGTCTTAGACGACCTTTTGAGAATTGGATGAATGCTATGAACGATAGGGAATTTAATACGGCTGAGTCATTACACCCAGCTGATTATCAAACGCTTATGCACGTTGAACACAAAGATCGTAACGATAACACCTTACCAGGTGGAAGCTACACATTACACGATGCGTTTCCAATAAATATGTCAGAGATTGCATTACAATATGCACAGAACGACGTTATTGAGGAATATACAGTTACGTTTCAGTATCAATGGTACAGCGTTATTTAATCCCTTAGGGAGTAGTAACAAGGAAAATTATGGATTTATTTGGGTTTGAAATAAAACGGAAGGAGACGCCACAGAGTGAAAAGTCATTCGTGGCGCCTTCAGATGACGGTGCAGTAGAGTCAATTAGAGCGGGTGGGTACTATGGTACCTACATGGACCTGGAAGGGATCGCACAAACCGAAGCTGAATTGATTAAACGGTATCGAGACATTGCCTTAATGGCAGACGTCGATACGGCCGTTGAAGATATAATCAACGAGTCGGTTGCACAGTTGGAGAATGAATCTCCAGTTGAAATCAACCTTGATGATGTAAAACTTTCATCAAGTGTTAGAAAAAGCATGGCCGTTGAATTTGAGAACATAAAGAACATCCTGGACTTTAAGGATAGAGCCCAGGACTACTTTAGAAGATGGTATGTAGATGGACGGATTTATTTCCATAAGGTAATAGATCTTGAGAAACCTAAACAGGGTATAGTAGATATTAGATACATTGACCCTAGAAAGATTAGGAAAGTACGTGAAGTTAAGAAGGAGAAAAATCCTTCTGGTATATTGTTTGTAACAGAGGTTAAAGAGTTTTTTATATATAATGATAAAGGCGTAACTCAGAAACCTGGAGCGTATGTAGCACCTGAGAATCAGCAAGGGCTGAAAATAACAAAGGATGCTATAGCTTTTGCTCCAAGTGGTTTAATAGATCACGATAAACAAATACCTTTATCGTATTTGCATAAGGCCATCAGGCCAGCAAACCAACTTCGTATGATGGAGAACGCAGTAGTAATTTATAGAATTACAAGGGCTCCTGAAAGACGAATATTTTATGTAGATGTTGGTAACTTGCCGAAGATGAAGGCAGAACAATATCTAAAAGACATTATGGATCGTTATCGTAACAAGTTAGTTTACGATGCTAATACAGGCGAGATCCGTGATGACAAGAAGTTTATGTCAATGTTGGAAGACTTCTGGTTACCCAGAAGAGAAGGCGGGACAGGAACACAGATTGATACTTTGCCAGCAGGTCAAAACCTAGGGCAAATAGAAGACGTAGAATACTTTCAACGTAAACTATATCAATCGTTGAACATTCCTATCTCTCGTTTGGAACAACAAGCTGGTATGAACTTTGGTAGAGCAGCTGAGATTAATAGAGACGAGATGAAGTTTACAAAATTCATCATCAAGTTAAGAAGAAAATTCTCAGTTATGTTAAGCGATCTTTTAAAGACGCAATGTTTACTAAAAGGTATTCTAACCGAAGACGATTGGAATCAGATTAAAGATGATATAATGTTTGAGTTTGCTACGGATGCTTACTACACAGAGTCTAAAGAGCAAGAGATTTTAAGAAGTAGAGTAGAAGTATTAAACGGATTAGCAGCATACATAGGAACATTTTTTAGTAAAAGTTACATACAAAAGAACGTTTTAATGTTGAC